GTGCGGATCGTGACCGGCGACGACGGCTGGCCGGTGGCCTGGGAATATGCCGCGGGAGGATGCACGCAGCGCATCGTCCAGGGAGCGGACGATCCGGTTCCGCCGGTGATGCAGATGCGACTCTTCTCGCCGCTGTCGGACACGCTGGGGCTCTCGCCGTTCCAGGCGGCGGCGCGGGCGGTGGACATCCACAACGCCGCGAGCGGCTGGGCCAAGGCGCTGCTGGACAACGCGGCACGCCCCTCCGGGGCCCTCGTCTACCGCGGCGAGGGAGGGCTTACGGCGGACCAGTTCGAGCGGCTGAAGCGCGAGCTGGAGGAGGCGCATGCCGGAATGCACAACGCCGGGCGGCCCATGGTGCTGGAGGGCGGGCTGGAGTGGACGCCCTTCTCGCTGGCGCCTAGGGACATGGAGCACATCGAGATGCGGCATGCCGCGGCCCGCGACATCGCGCTGGCCTTCGGCGTGCCGCCCATGCTGCTGGGCATCCCGGGCGACAACACCTATTCGAACTACGCCGAGGCCAACCGCGTGTTCTGGCGGCAGACCGTGCTGCCGCTGGCGCGCAGGCTGGCCGAATGCCTGACGGGCTGGCTGGCTCCGGCCTGGGGCGGCGGTCTGCGGCTGGATCCCGACACCGACGCCGTGGAGGCCCTCTCCGGCGAACGGGACGCCCTGTGGAGCAGGCTGCGCGAGGCGGACTTCCTGACGGTGAACGAAAAGCGCGAGGCGGTGGGCTATTCGCCCGTCGAGGGCGGCGACGTGCTCGACCGGGACGGTCCGTGCGCGCCGGAAGAGGAGGGGTGCCGATGATCCGTCCGTCCGATACCGCCGGGATGTTCACCGGCTACGCCTCGCTGTTCAACGTGCGGGACCAGGGGGGCGACATCGTGCTGCCCGGCGCCTTCGCGCGCTCCCTGCGCAGAAAGGGCGTGCGAGGGATACGCATGCTGCATCAGCACGATCCCGCGCAGCCCGTGGGCGTATGGCACGAAATCCGCGAGGACGACCGCGGACTCTTCGTCCGTGGACAGCTGGCCATGGGCACCGCGCGGGGCAGGGAGCTGGCCGAGCTGGTGCGGATGGGCGCGCTGGACGGCCTGTCCATAGGCTTCCGCACGGTGCTCGCCGGCAGGGATCCGGCACGCCGGGCGCGCCTGCTCAAGGCGGTGGATCTCTGGGAAATCTCGCTCGTCACGTTCCCGATGATGCCGGGGGCCAGGATCGCCACCTCCGGCACCGTCACGCACCGCTCCCATCCGGGCGCGGGGCGGGGAGGGCGCGGGCGCGCATCGAAACTTCCGACAGCAAAAGGAGACAGACGCACATGACCGACATGCCAGATCTCGAGACGAAGGTGGCCGGAGGGGCGGCGGACGACGCCGGAAGCCTGATGGCGGAGCTGATGCGGGCCTTCGAGGAATTCCGGACCACCAACGAGGCCAGGCTCGCCGAACTGGAGCGGCGCGGCGCCGCGGATCCGCTTCTGGAGGAAAGGCTCGCGGGCATCTCCGATGCCCTGGATGCCCAGCAGAGGCGGCTGGACGCCCTGTCGCTGCGCATGTCGAGGCCGGGGCTGGAGGCTGCGGAGGAGCTCTCCGCCGGGGCCTCCGCGGATGAACGCAAGAACGCCTTCGAGGCCTACATGCGGCGGGGCGACGCCTCGCGCCTGCACAGACTGGAGGCCAAGTCTCTCTCCGCCGGCTCCGGGCAGGAAGGAGGGTATCTGGCCCACGACGAACTCGAACGGGAGGTGGGACGGCTTCTGGCGCAGGCGTCGCCGGTGCGTTCCGTCGCCGGCAACCGGCGCATCTCAGCCGGCATCTACCGCAAGCCCTTCGCGACCAGCAGGGCGGCCGCGGGATGGGTGGGCGAAACGGCCCAGCGCCCCGAGACCACGCCGCCGCAGCTGGCCGAGCTGACGTTCCCCGCCATGGAGCTGTACGCCATGCCGGCCGCCACCCAGACGCTTCTGGACGACGCGGCGGTGGACGTGGGGCAGTGGCTGGCCGAGGAGATCATCACCAGCTTCTCGGAACAGGAGACGGAGGCCTTCGTCTCCGGCGACGGCACGTCCCGCCCGCAGGGCTTCCTGAGCGTACCGACGGTGGACGAGAGCGCCTGGAGCTGGGGGTCGCTGGGCTTCGTGAAGACCGGAACCGACGGAGCCCTGCCGGCCAGCGGGGCGTCCGACGTCCTGATCGATCTCGTCCACGCCCTGAAGTCCGGATACCGCCAGAACGCCGTGTGGATGATGAACCGGCGCGTGCAGGCGGAGATCCGCAAGCTGAAGGACGCGGACGGCAACTATCTGTGGCAGCCGGCGGCCGCGGCCGGAGCGCGCCCGACCCTGATGGGCTTCCCGGTGGTGGAGGTGGAAGACATGCCGGACATGGCCGCCGGGGCGCTCTCGGTGGCCTTCGGCGACTTCCGCCGCGGCTATCTGGTGGTCGACCGGGCCGGTGTGCGGGTGCTGCGCGATCCCTATTCCGCCAAGCCCTACGTGCTCTTCTACACCACCAAGCGTGTGGGCGGCGGCGTGCAGAACTTCGACGCGATCAAGCTTCTGAAGTTCTCGGCCTGATCCCCGACGAAATCGGCGCTTCCTCCCTTGCCTGCGCCGGAGGGGCGGTGCCCGCCGCGAGGCGGGTTCCGCCCCTTTCCGTCCGGTGCCGGAGGGCGGGAAGCCAGACGGAGCATACGGAGACGCCCATGCCCCTGACGCTTGCGACGCCGCCCGGCGTGCACCCCGTCACCCTGGAGATGGCGAAAGCCTACCTGAAGGTGGACGGAACCGAAGAGGACGCCCTGATAGAGGCGCTGCTCGGAGCGGCCACCAGCCGCGTCGAGTACGAATGCGACCTCGCCCTGATCACCCAGCAATGGCGGCTCCACCGCGACCGCTGGCCGGGATGCGGGGTTCTGGAGATCCCGCTGCATCCCGTGCGGGCGGTGGAGGAGATCCGCATTCTGACGGCGGACGGTCTGGTCACGGTCGATCCCGCCCTCTACGAGACCGATCTCGCGGGAAGGCCGGCGCGGGTGCGGGCGTTGACGGGCTTCCCGCGCGAGACGGAGGGCCTGAACGTGGTGGAGGTGCTGATCCGTGCCGGGTTCGGCGACGCGCCGGAGGACGTGCCGGCCGATCTGCGGCAGGCGATCCTGCTCGTCGTCGCGCACTGGTTCGAAAACCGGGAGGGCGTGGACGGATCCGGGGGACCGGGGCTGCCGGCCGAGGCGCTGCGTCTGATGGCGTCATGGAGGAGGGTGCGGCTGTGACGGCGCGGAAACGGCGCATAGCCGCGATGCGCACGCGCATGACCCTGCAGGCGCCCGTGGAGACCGACGACGGCGCGGGAGGCGTCCTCGTCGAATGGCGGGACGTGGCGGAGATCTGGGCGAAGGTGCGGGCGCGGCGCGGAACCGAGGGGCTTTGGGCGGATGCTCCGGCGGGACGTCTGACCAGCGAGATCACCATGCGCTGGCGTTCCGACGTATGGCCGGGCATGCGGCTGGTGGCGGGAGAGCGGGTGTTCGACATACGCGCCGCCTACGATCCCGATGGCGCGCGGCGGCATGTCGTCTGTCTCTGCCTGGAGGTGCCGCTGTGAGTGGGAACTGGCGGCAGGGAATATCGCAGACGGCTCGCCGCGCCCTTCGCAACAGACTGGAGGCGGTGCGTTCGGTCCTCGCGCATTGGCTCGCCAGATCGAATGCGGAAGGTGTGGTGTGGCTCGGGGAAGACGGGGACGGACTGGAACTGCGGATCGCCGGGCGGAAGATCGACCCCGAAGAGATTCGCGAAATCATGGACGGCACGGGAGGTGAGACATGACCACGGATGCGGCCCTGGCCCTGCATCGGGCCGTGCTGGAGGTATTGCGAAGCGACTCGGAACTGGGGCTGCTGCTGGGCGGCCCGCACGTGCGCGACCGGCCTCCACGCAGAAGCCGGCTGCCCTATGTCGTCACGGGGGACGTGGAGACGCGCGACTGGAACACCTTCGATGCCCGCGGGCACGAGCACATGATGACGCTGCATGCATGGTCGGAACATGGCGGCCACAGGCAGGCCTACGAGATCATGGGACGCATGGATGCCGTGCTTGATGATGCGCCGCTGGTTCTGGAAGGGCATCGGCTGGTGAACATGCGAACGGTCTTCCGGTCCGTCGTGAGAATGCGGGATGGACGACTCTTTCACGGCATGTTGCGGCTGCGGGCAACCACGCATCCGCTCAATTGACGCCCTTGCGGAAATCATAACAACGCACTGATTAAAAACGGTTTTTCCAAACATGCGAGAAACTGCTCGAAGAACCTGAATCATCACTTTCGGAAGGCCGACGGCGGTCGGGATTTCATGGATCGGGGACAAACGGATGGCTGCACAGAAGGGCAGGGATCTCCTGCTGAAGATCGACGACGG